ATACAAGAACGGGGATATAAAATTGTATATGATTCCGGACAAGTTAAAGAAAAGGTTTGCGAAATGGGGGTAGGGTTATGTTAGGATTTACAAAAGTTTATCGTATGTTGGAGTTGATACTCGACACGCAAAAAGCCAATGAAAAGGAAATAGCCGAGATAAAGGCCATGCTTGGTAAAAAGGTAGTTGCAAGTTCAAACGCCACTGACAAGTACGAAGCATACCGGACACCGGACGGACTGTTTACCGGCAAGAGGATTTCTACAAAGGACAAGGAATAGGGAGGTATAAACATGGGATTATTGGATTTACTGACAGGCAAGGGCGTAAACAATCGCATAGACTTTGAAAAATTCATGACAGACACCGAGATAGAGGAAGCTAAACAGGTGGCTACAATCTGCAACCGGAATGTATCTGACACTATGGCAAGGCTTAAATTCATAAAGGACATAGACGTTGCATACAACGGCGAACAGGAAATCATAGAGAACAGACCTAACAGCAGGGTTAATCTGATACATCCCAACGTAGAGGGACAAGTGGCGGATATAGCACTACAACAGTTAGGCTTTTTATTTAAAGGGCAAGAGGAGATTGACGCAAAGTTCGCAGATGATGCGAGGATTCTAACTGAATGGAACATGGAACATCAGAACAATCTTCAAGGAGCGGTTGCCACTTTCGCAAGACGATTAGTCAAGTATGGTAATTCTTTCTTAAAGCAAAGTTTTAATCACATGGCATTTGACGGGTTCGGACTTGCAACCATAGAAACTCCTAATATAGACAGAGTGTTCATAGACCAAAAAATAACCAACTGCAACGACATTCAAAGCGCTGAATACATATTTGAATACATAGATATGTCAAAGTCGCAGGCAATAGCCATATACGGCAAGGACAAGGCGGAGGCTATATCCTATGGCGGCACCGGGAAGAAAACCGAACTTATATTCACTACGGACGAGTTTCGCACCGACAACGAAACCTACTGGATGCTTATACAGTTCTGGAATAACGAGGGTGGAGTTCTAAGGTGTAGGGAATATACGGACAGAGGATTATTGCTTTTTGATTCCATGAAGGGTTCTGATAGAAAAGAAAACCAAAAGACTAAAGAGGTAGATTTTGAACAAGCCATATATACCAAAGTCTACAACAGGTATCCTTATGTAATGGCGGTATGTTATGAGCGTGACGGTGAGTTGTATGGTACCGGTGACGTTAAGTTAATATCCGACATACAGGATATTATAAACACCATGTACGACAATATAAGGGTGTCTACAAGACCTAACAGATTGCTTGTAGACAGTAGAAGCAACATAGATCCCGAAGAACTCAACGAGGAATCGTTTGAGCCGATACCATTTGACGGTTCGATGATGGAAAATCAAGCGCCGGTAAGAGAAGTCATAATGGGAACACCAAGTCCGGAATGGTGGAGAATGATTGACAACCTTGTAAACAATATCCAAAGAATCACAATGTATAACGATTTGATGAACGGGCAAGGCAATGCCGGAAGAACCGCAACCGAAAGTGCCATATTGCAGCAACAGGGTTCAAAAACAACTACAATGAAACTTGCAATAGTCAGCAATGCCATGAAAGAGGCGGCACTATATTGTCTGGGACTTGACCTGCAATACAAAAAAGGCAAGAAGTCAATGCGGATAACGGGAGATAGCAACGAAACACAGTTTATCAACTTCGATGCCTTGAACAACATACCCGTAACCGTTCCTATGGAAATTGGCGAAAGAGAGAAATGGCGACAAAGCGGATATTCAGATGAAACAATACCGGGTACACAGATTCTTGAAGAAAACGGGAAACCGGTCACACGCTCTATCGCACTTGATTTAAAGGTATCCATTGGAAACAAGATGCCAAAATCTCCCGCCATGTTCGGACAACTTATAAACCAGTTTGCTTCGCTACAGTTAATGAGCGAGGACGGACAACCAAGACCGGCTATATTCTGGGAGGAATTTAGGGACGTACTCACAGAAGTCTATGACCTGCCATTGGAAGATGCCGAGAAAATCAAAGAGGATTTGCAGAAATCGGAGGCAAAACGAGAAGCTGAACGCCAAAAGCAAATGCAGATGGAACAGGCACAGGCGCAAGCAAAAATGGGCGGTGATACTGGGTTGGCAAGTCCTATTCCAAACGGTTCACCTACAAACATGGGTTCACAAGACGGTAGGCAGGACATAGGAGTAATGCAAGGCAACATGGACTTCCAGGCAACACAATAAGTATAACCACTTTACTAATTCAAAAAAGAGGGGTATAATATGGAAAACAACAGATTTGACATTGAACAAGAAACAATGAAAGCACAGAACAAGCTGATAAAGGTATTCACTGGGGGAACGGCACACAACAGACGACTTTTGACAAACAATGACATTTATAAGATAGCGGGGATAGAAAGACAAGTGCCGATTGTGAAACAACCTATTTGTGAACATTGCGAGCGAGTAGTTATATGGGATTGGGAATATGATATGTTTGGCAGAGAAGTCCCACTGGCAGTTTGCGAATATTGCGGAACGATAACAAAGAACCCTATGACCTATGGCGAGTACCTTATGAACGGATATGACATACCTGCTACGGTTACTGGTGCAAAAAGACAACAGAGCGAGGCGGCGAGAGTGCTTATAAACATGATGTTCAATATGAAAGGAAGAAACGGGGTAATAACAGAATGAAGATTAAATTTTCAAACAACTATGAACTTAAAAAGAAGTATGACGGGACACTTACACCAATGAAATTCGTGGATCAGGAACAGTACGGCATGAAGAAGATTGACAACTGGTACGGCGGCAATATGACAAGACTTGCAAATGTCGATGATACCTCACTCATGCTTGTGCTGAACAAACAGTTAAAGACCATTGACGTAGGGTATGTCATAGGCAGAGAGAACGAAGTGCCGTTGGAGGATTGTGCAATATTCGGGATAGAGGTTGAATTTGCAGATAGTATGTCACTTGTTGAATCAGACAATGACGAGGGACTTGTAATCTCACCCGAACAACTCGACATAAAGAAGAAACCGGTAGCAAGGCGCAAAGTGCGTAAATAACCACTTATTATATATTTCTTACGTTGGTGACGGTAACAACCAAAATATACGTTGATGACGGTAACAATCAAAGGAGAAAGAAGTATGTTGTTAGAAGAAGATGAGAAAACCACGCCAATGCCTATTGAGGAAGTAAACGAACTTGACTTGAACAAACTCATGAAAGGAATCGAGCAGGAACAACTTGAAGAAGATGACGAAGAAAACGATGATGAAGTAATCATTGAGGGTGACGAAGATGAAAACGATGCCGACAATGACGATGCAGAAGTCGAAGAACCGGAAGAAGAAACAAGCGACACCGAAGATTCCGAATCAGACGAGATTGACTTGGAAGCTGACACAAAAGGCAAACAAGTGCCAATGGCAAAGTATGTAGAAGAACGCAAGAAAAGACAAGAGGAACAGGCAAAGATACAGGCGCTTGAACTTCAACTAAAGTCTTTACAACCAAACAAGCAAGACGATGAGGTATCGCAGTACAGGCAGTCAATAGTTGATGAATATACCGGAATGGGCTATGAATCGGACTTTACCGAATCCCTTGCAGATAAACTTACAAATCTTTACAAACTGGCATTGGGGAATAAAAAAGAGGAAAAAGAAGTAGTTGATAAGGATATGTTGGAGATAATCAAACTGAAATCCGAAAGCACCTACTACGACAATGCAGACAGTTTTGCAGACAAGATAAAAGAATCCATGAAGAAACATGGGGTAACTGCAAAACAGGCGTACAATATGCTTGTAGAACCCACAGTACGCCAAAAGGAACTTGAACAACGTACCCTTGCAAAGGGGACAGGAAGCCAATCCAAAAAGGAAAGCACAATCCAAAGCAAAGGCGGTTCTTCCTCAACAGTAAATACGCTGAAAAGCCAATCTGACAGGGACGCACTAAAAATGCTGCAAGAGAGTTTTCCAAATGACGGATGGGACGAGAAAAAATACTTAGCCACAAGAAGATAAAATAATAGGAGGACAAAATCATGGCAGCTAAAACTAATTTAACAACTCTTTCAAAAGCAACAACCGCACTTTGGGATACATACTGGACACCCAACTGGGAACAGTACCCAAAAGAATATTCACAGTGGAATACAATGTACGGCAAGGATCAAGTCGTAGGGTATTACAACACAATCGGAAACCTTAAAACCGCAGTAGCATTGTCAGATGGTGCTGACTTCCCTTTCGAAGCAATCACACAGGCATTTGAAACAACCATCACCGCCGCACCTTACGCAAACGGTATGGAAATCACATGGTCCCTTATCAAACAGGCACAGAAACTTTCAAACATCGTATCCGAAGCAGAAGTTTATGCGAGGGTAGCTTCCCTTGTATCCAAACTTGAAGCAATAGGTATCGCACCCTGGGACAACGCATTTACAACCAATCTCGCAAACGGAGTTCCCTTGTGTTCAGCTTCCAATCCATGTAACGATACAACCGGCTCAACCAATCTCACATATTCCTCTTTGGCTACCGGACCTGCTTTCGGTACAGGCGGATATGCCAATGTCATAACGGCACTTGAACTCTTTGCGAACATGAAAGACCACCAGGGCAATCCAGTTCCGTCTATCCCGTCAAGGTTCATGACACATTCACAAAATCAGTTCAAACTCAAAGCATTGTTTGAATCGCAGACAGTACCTCTTGCAACCGCCAACACATCAGAGAAAAACGTCATTCCTAATCTGACGCCGGTATTCTCTAACTACCTCACAAGCAAGACTGCATGGTTCATCGAGGACAAGAGAATGGATAGACCTCATGGCATCTGCCAGTATCTCAATTCCGTTCCTACACCTGAAACAAAGACCGAGATATTCCAGAAATCAAGGGGCATCGGTATATCAAGTGGTTTCTTCATGGGTGCTGGTGCAGTATCCAACGTAGGTATCGTAGGTTCAACCGGATTATAAGTTTGATACCTTGACAATTTAATGGTATAATAAGTCCTATAAGGGCAGATGGGTATAATGCCTGTCTGCCTTTTCTTTACAAAATAACAATGAAACGAGGTATGACAAATGCCAACCTTAAAAACAATCAATGTGACTTTCACTGGTTCAAACGGAAACGAAGTTCCAGTCTTTGACGATATGGTGATAGGTGAAGAGGGCGAACACAGGAATACAAAGCTATCCCTTACATTGCCTGATGCGTGGGAAGCCTTAAAAGACCTTGACCCTCTTGTCAAACTATATCTGAATTATCTGAACATCAAAGGCAGAGGTGGCATACTGGCAGGAATCGACATAGTAACCGATGGGGTATACGAATTTGAGATTCCCAAGGATATGCTATATGCGGCTGAAACCGTCATTTGGTTTTCTCTCAAACAAGTGATTGATTCTGAAGAAACACGAATAGCCAAATCGCAGATAATAAGAGCCACTGTCAATGTGGGGTATGATGTAGGCACTGCCACCGCACCGTTTGGGAACGATATAATCCAACAGTTGCTTGCAAGGATAGAAGCAAGTGAAGATGCCATTGACTTAAGGGAACTGCTTGCCAACAAGGTAGATGCTTTTACAGAAACTCCTGATGATACAAACTATCCTACAGAAAAACTTGTGTATGATAATCTTGCCTTGAAACTCAACAAGGATTTTACTGCCTTTACCGCAGAAACAACTGTTGCTGATACTGACATATTACCAATGAATAAAGCAGATAAGACACTAAAAAAACTGTCATGGACTTTAATAAAATCCACTCTCAAAACCTACTTTGATTCCTTGTATCCTGCCAAGAACACTGCCATCACTGGTGCTACAAAGACAAAAATAACCTACGATGCGAAAGGACTTGTTACAAGCGGTGCAGATGCTACTACTGCTGATATTTCTGATAGTACAGACAAGAGATATGTTACAGATAATGATTTGCTTGAAATAGCAAAAGTAGAAGATAAACTTGATATCGCTGAAATGCCTATTCGTGTATGGAAATCTACAACACCTTACTTGACTGGTGCTATGGTATATAGACGATTTATAGCAGGTGCTTATGAAGTCATGGAATTTTGGTATGCGTTGCAAAACAGTACAAATAAAGACCCAAGCACAGAGTCTACATACTGGCAACCATATCTTGCAGGCAGGGCATTGTCTGACGGTGCAGGAAATATCATTACAACAAAATACGTTGCAAAAGAAACTGGCAAATCTCTTATGTCTGACACTGCAATAACTGACCTTACAGACGGTGGAGATACTATACTTCATACGCATGATAGCAAAGTAAATGTATCCGCTATCGTGAATGACTTAACCACTGGTGGCACTACCGTTCCTTTATCAGCTGAAATGGGTAAGACATTGCAGACAAGTAAACTCGCAAAAGATTTTACAGGCGAAACCGCCGAAACAATAATAGTGGATACTGACCAATTTCCGATGAACAAGACAAACGGCACAATTAAAAAAACTGCATGGACTTTAATCAAATCCACTCTTAAAACCGCACACGATTTATTGTATATCCCGAAATTGTTTAATGACTTAGATTCTTTGACTGCATCCGAATTGTCAGGTTCAGCCATATTGCCTGTTAATAAGTCAGGGTTATTAAACAAAATATCATTCAATACATTAAGCAGTTACCTCATGGAATATTCTACTCATGTCAGTTTAGCCACTATAGCACAGACAATCAAGGGTGCAATAAATGAGTTAGTTACTACTGTTGGAAACAAATTAGCCAAAACCACCAACATAACATCAATCGACGACACAGGTATAGCTGACGGTGAAATCATGGTGGCTAATCTGACAGGCAAGAAGATTGAAACGAGCAATGTGTTGATTGGGGATTTGGCAACTACCGTTAATTTGGCTAAAAAGACAGGCAAAATATACGAATATGTGGTAGCAACGTCCATGACATCTCATACAATAACTGGACTTGACGTATTGGCAGACGGTGGATATGAAATCGAGATAAAAATTCCATACAATGCAACCCCATATTCCTTTGGATTGAACTATTTTGTAAATGCAGACACCACTACTACAAATTACTATGTCGCAACAAATACAAATAGTGCAAGAATCTCACAACAAGCAGACAAGAATCAGATAATTTTTAATCATGACCTGTATATGCGTGCAACATCAACCAATCCAGTTATCATGGGTAGGTCATGGACATGGGTAGACCCTAACACTATGGGTATGGTTTCTACGGAGAGATGGAGATATTCCCCTGCATCACTACCAACAAACATAACGTCACTGACTATTAATAACAGTTATGCAACAGACATACCCGTTGGAACGGTCATAACGCTATACAAAAAAGGAGTGTTGTAATATGAAAACAGTCAAAGAATCTATTGTTGATATTAAAACAGGAATCGAAACCATTATAGAACATCAGATTGACGAAATCCTAATCCCTCAATCAGAACCAATCCAAGAACCAACGCTTGAAGAAAAATACGAAGAATTGCAATCTTTGGTTGCAGAACTTTTGGAGGTGCTGAATGGATAACAAGGTTTTAAGGGATAAAATCGACAAGCTGAAAGCTAATAAAATTATACAGGAAAATGCCAAAAAGGAATTTGCCGACAAGGAAAAGAAAAAGGCACTTACAGACAAGGAAAGACTGGACAGGATAGAGCGTATTTTGGGTATAAAATAAATCGAAAGTCGAGGACACAATCATGGGAAACTTTAACAGAAAAGCGGAACTCGCATCAACCGCAGGCACAGAAGAACTTATTTGGAACAAGACAGGGGCGTATGTATTCCCTGCAACCGCACAGAGAATGGAAGTAGCATCATCTGATGGCAAGGACGTAATAGGTGGTGTAGGGGCAAGGACAGTCAAAGTTGATTATCTTACCGACACGTTCATTGAGAAATCAGAAATTGTAAGGCTTGGCGACTTTGCTACAAACAAGGTTGCAAAGGGTGATATGGATACAGTCACCGCAGGTACAGAATGGAAGAACTATGGTGTGCAGACAAGTCTTGATGTTTCAAGTGGTGCTGCGGTATTCACTCCGGAATATCAGTATGACGGAATAATGCAAGACATAAACGGCGCTACAATTCCAGTAACAAGCGGCAAGAAGTATTTTGTAAGGGCAAAGTCAAGTGTGGCAAGTGGATCAAAACAACTGGCGGTAAGACTATTATCAAGTGGTGGAGTTAAACAGGTAGAAACTGCAACAGTCATAGGCACAATAGGTGCTGCGGGTGCGGGAAATGCAAGTGTAATAGTTACTGCGGCAGGCATGGGAAATTCGCCTAAGACAATACTTGTAGCAGTTGCAAACAATGATACTGCGGCACAGGTAGCAGGTAAGATAAGAACTGCACTTGGTTCTGACTCCGATGTAACCGCATTATTCACAGTTGGTGGTGCTACTGACAAGGTTATACTCACACGAACAATCAATGCCGCCAATGACGCAACCCTCAATATTGCAACTGCGAATGGAACTTGCACAGGACTTACTGCTGCACCAACATCAGCAAACACTACGGCGGGTGTAGCAACACAAGGGACAAAGCAAGTAGAAACCGCTACTGTTGTTGGGACTATCACATTAGGCGGTAAGGCAAAAGTAACCGTAAGCAATATCAACAACAAGGGAACACCATTTGAAATACTTGTAGACGTTGCGGGAACAAAGCAAGTAGAAACCGGAACTGTTATATGTGGTAGTGGTTCACTCCTAACTGGTGGTAATGCGTCAGTTATCGTAACCGCAACTGGAATGACAAACTCACCTAAAACAGTAACAGTAACGGTAGCGGGAGCTAAGCAAGTGGAAACGGCAACCGCAGTAGGTACCGTATCAACATCAGGATTTGCATGGGTAACAATAACATCAAAATGGCACGCAGCACTAAGGATTGACGTACCTGTTGTCTTAAATGACGATGCTTCGGCAATAGCACTTGCCATTCGGACAAAACTCGCCTCACTCAAAGTCATTACCGATTACTATGCGGTATCCGGTGCAACAGACAAGGTTATACTTACAAGCAACAAGGCGGTAGCAAACGATTCAATCCTTAACATAAGAATCGAGAATGGAACTTGTGTTGGTGTAACAACCGCCGCAACTTCCGCCAATACAACCGCCGGTGTACTTGCAGATAATACCGCACAAGTAGCGACAAAGATAAGGGCGGCACTTGTAGCAGACGCAGATATAGGACACCCTGATACTGGGTTCTTCACCGTATCCGGAACTGGAAACGATATTGTGCTGACAAAGAACACCATAGCCGCCAATATTGCAAACATGAACATTTCAATCGACAATGGGACCTGTACCGGGATAACAACTGCTGCGACTTCGACAAATACAGTAGCGGGAGTAGCGGCAGACGATGCAAGTGCAATCGCAGGCAAAATGAGAACTGCATTAGGATTATATTCACAGATAACAAGTTACTATGACGTAAGTGGCGCAACCGACAAAATCATACTCACTTCAAAGCAGAAACTTGCTAATGACAGCACCTTGAACATAGCTACGGCAAACTATACCTGCACAGGTATCACCGCAGCCGCTACAAGTGCCAATACAACCGCAGGAGTGGCAGAAACGTATGTGAGTGCATTAACTAACTTTGATGTGGCTACAGCCGACACAGACACCGTTGTAAGTGCAATAGTAACCGCAACAGGAACTTCCACCTCGATAGCATTTGCAATAGTGGATACGACAACCGCAGATTTTGTAGCGGTAACTCTTGACGATATTGGTATGTATGAACTCGATACGTTAGGATACCAGGATAAATCACTTGCATCTTTGAAACTGTACTTTGAAACATATATCCTTACTGCTGAAACAGTTAAAAGAACATTCAATGCGGATCTGTTCAGAATCCAAAGGGCATCGGTGTTGTCAGCAGGAACAGAAATCGACAATGCGGGCAACATCAGTGTCAAGGAACTTACAGGCGGAAGTGATTATGTCTATGCCTACATAGCGGCAGGCAAGATGGTATCAGAACAGTTGGTAATGACAGTCCCAAGCGGCAAGTATCTTTGCATAAACTCAATAATCGCAAGTGCATTGTTGGCGGCGGGTGGAAAATTATCTAAAATAATGGTAAAGTCAAGCTACAACAGAGCAGGTGGAGTGTATCACCCCGCATTACTCTACACAACTGATTTCAGCTTTACCATTAAAGACAATACGGTAGAAATTCCAACAGAACTTTCATACCCGGAGAAAACAGACTTGCTTGTAACAACAAGTGGTGACGCTACAAACGCAATCAATGTAACCCTAAACGCTGATATGTACTGATAATAAACACTGTACTAATCAATAAAGAGGACACCCTGCTACACAGTAGGGTGTTTTCTATTGTTTGCAATTATGTTATAATACAATCGAAAGAGAGGTAATTGCATGGAGATAGTACAAGATTTTATTCCCGTAGGCAGAAAGAACAGACCTTCTCACCCAATGCTTCCAACGTATATCACAGTACATGAAACCGGAAATAAGAGTGTTGGTGCCAATGCACAGATGCACGCAAGGTATCTAAAGGGCAGTACCGCAAACGATGCACCGGTATCGTGGCATTACACTGTATCGAGTGAGCAGATATATCAGCACTTGCCAGTCATTGAAAGTGCGTTTCATGCGGGTGACGGTGGACAGGGCATAGGAAATAGGAACTCGATAGGTATAGAGATATGTGTTAATGCAGACGGAAACTTTGAACAGGCTAAAGCTAATGCACAATGGTTAATCAGAACACTCATGGCAGAACGGCACATAAAGATAGAGAATGTTGTGCAACATAACCATTGGTCCGGGAAAAACTGTCCACAGACAATGCGAGAAACAAATACATGGAAACCATTTATAGACGGAATACAGAAAGTAGAGGGGAACACTATGACAAACGAAACAAAACTATGGCAAGGAACATTGGTAAAGGCGGGGTATCCACTTGTGATTGACGGAAAGTTTGGACCTGCATCATTATCGGCAAGTAATTCAATATTAACTGCACGAAATGTAGAAATTGCTTCTCTTAAAAAGGCAATAGAGGGGCAGAAGAAAACAATCGCAGACCTCAATGCAAAACTTAGTACGGCTAATACAAATGTTGTAGCCTTGACTGCAAACAACAAGACACTGACTTCTAAGATCACGCAGATACACACAATATCAGCAACATAAAAGGAGGATAAATTTATGCCGACAAATCCATATTATAAAAGGAGGAACAATTCAATGTTAAGTAAAGACCAAAAAGAAATCACAATCGTATCACAACCAAAATGGAAGTCTAAATACTTTTGGTACGCTATGGTATCAATCGCAGCTTTTGTTTTAGGGAATTGGGGACTTTATGACTTCATAGGACTGACAAACGAAACATTCCAACAGTTATGCAACCTTGTATTCGCAGCAGTAACCGCATTGGGTGTATGGAATGATAGTGGCCGAGCCGATGCGCATTAGCAAATAATTCATACCTTTTGTAAATTACCTCTTATTGTAGTATAATATACGCAATGGGAGGTATTTTTATGATAATTCTCATAATAAACATCATGGAGGACTTAGATATGGTAACTATGGAATGGATTGTAGGTACTTTGATTGGGATAGTAGGACTGTTATTGGTATTCATGGGTTATAGTTATAACAAGAATCGTAATAGACAGACGGATATGCAAAAGGATTTAGTTATTGCAAAGGCAGAGGCAAAGGAATATGGCTCATTAATCCAAAAAATACAGACCTTGACAGACAATGTAGCCGCCATGACAACACAATTCACCGCAAGGATAATTACCATAGAAACAAGAGCAGATGAAAGACAGGCTAACTGTATCAAGCATGGCGAAACAATAATAATAGCAGAGGCAAAGGCAAGTTCCGCACATAAAAGGCTTGATGAACACGTTAGGTTGTTTGAGGAAATAAACAGAAAACTTGACAATATCATGGAGAAACAAATAAGGGGGGAATAACCTATGAAATCAATAGCCAATCTAATATTCACAATGACTGATATGTACCCTACGATAAGGAGTGTATCTGATGCGGTCATAGTAGACAGGATTAAATCAGCAGAGGACGAAATTTATCAGTTCTTAGGCAAGGTTATAAAAAAAGACATTACCGTTACTGTTGATAACAAGGCGGTGCAAATAGCTGATGATTTTAGAAGTGACAATCTTGTAAAGGTTTTATACTATGAACAAGGAACATTAAAGGGAAGTGCGTATCCGGATACGGAATTTGATACTGTAATGGATATTGACAAATTAAAGATAGACGAATTTAACGATTATCTTAAACTGCCACTTCCAATAAAGGCTAATTACAATGTCGCTACTGTTTTCTACAGACCTATACCAAGTGAAATATCCGAAGATCCGTCCACATGGGATACAACATATCCGGTAATTGACGATGAATACACAGACTTGCTTGTATATGCCACTATAAAAGCTATTGCCTTGTATGGTGACTGTCCTGACATTTCAATAAACAACAACAATGAAAGACTGTATCGAGATAGACTGTCAAAGGCAAAAGCAGACTGGTATAAGCGTAGGTCAAGGAACAAACCTAATAAACAATCACATAATAAATACTGGTAACATATATCTTTGAAAGGGGTAAAAAGTTATGAAAAGGGTAATAGTCTTTTGGCTTATTATCGGAATACTGATGGGGGTAAATTTTATGTCATTTCTAAACGAAACAAGCGGTAAGGTAAGAATGAAACCATTGACTATTGGTGATGGGGTAGATAAAGTCCATTCGCCTTTACAGGTATCTCCCAACATGGCTACTGATATGCTGAATTTATCGAGTAAGGATTTCCCGACACTTACCCAAAGATACGGCAGGGATAAGTACCCTGACATTCCTTATACGGCGGAAACCGTTACCGAAACATACACAGGTGATATAAAGCCTTATATGTCGAGCAACGGAGAATTGCACTATCTCATGGTAACAACAGACACAATTCCTATTTTTTACTGGTATATAGTAAAAAACTACACACAGCCTGCAATCTTACTATATTCTGATTCACTCGTTACAATAAATGTGCCAAGTTATAAGTTTGCAGACACATATACAACGGGTAATTTTTCAGAGTTTAACGGGCAGATATTCTTCTGTTATTTTACATATAATAGCATTGAATATGTAAGGCATATTATTTCGTATGATATGGATACACAAGCGATAAATGATACATACGCTACAATCACAGGAGATGATACTGCAAGACTTTCACCATCGGCTATATATTATGAGAGGTTGTTTTTAGCAAGTGATTCTATAATATATTTTTCAGAAGCACAAGAACCTACGGATTTTACTTCAATAGGCAGTGGAACTATATTTTTGAAACAAGGCGGTAGACCTACTGCGCTTATTCCTATGCGTGATAGAATGATTATAAGCACCGCAACTTCACTGTTCGTACTTATGGGGAATACAAAGGATAGTTATTCTATTCATTTGCTATCAGATAACTTAGGAATCAGAAATCCAAAAGGAATTGTTCAGAAAAACGGTGTTGTCTATTTTATTGGAACTGATTATGATATTTACGAATACAACGGTAACACCTTGCTGAACATTTCAAGAGAACCTATAGATACTGGTTCAAAGAGTGGTGTCAAGGGTGGATTCGACTATGGCTTGATTACTACAGATTCATTGGCAATCGAAAACAATATGCTTTACTGCACAGGATTTGCAGACAATAACCTCATATATGTTTTTGACCTTAATAAAAGACGGTGGTATATAGAAGATTATCCGTTCGATAGTCAATACATAATAGCATTTAGCGATACCACAAGGGCATATTATATGGGAATCAAGCTGACAGGTGGAACTTATGCTACGGTAACGAGAAATTTAATTCTTGCAAATAATAAAGGGACAATAGACCAATATATAGCAATAGATACGGCAGGAACTAAACAAAAGGAAACCAATACAATAGTAGGTACTGTTGCAGGGGCGAGTGGTGTTTACTGTACGGTCACGTTAACACATGACCTATTTTATGGTACAAATAGAGCATTTGGTGTATCTGTAACATCAGGGGATAACGCCACTACGGTTGCAACAAAAATCAAGGATACGTTATTAACGTCAAGAGATGTATATGAACTGTTCAATATAACTACAAGTGGTGCAAATCTCATACTTGAATCCAAATATGCCATCGCAAACGAAAGTTCATTTAATGTAGAGGTTAAAAACGGTACTTGCACAGGACTAACCACAACTAATTCAGCTAATACTACGGCAGGAGTTTCAAATACATATAAACTCGTAGACTACACTCCCACTGAATACTTTTGGCAGTCACCTTGTTATCAATTAGATACCACTGGCAGACAACTATTAAAATCAGTACACTTCTCTTACTATTCTCCAAATGGAACTGAAATAGGACTTTATATTTCAAAGACTGTAGACGGTGATGATTTTGAAAGAGTAGCTACATTACCGACTTCCGCATTAAAGCAATCACAGAAATTCGTATTGCCTATAAACAGATACAGATTGTCTGACTGGGTAAGAATCAAGATACAAGGGCATGGCGCTATTGAAATCTATAACATGACTATGGAATGGCGTGTATTAGGAAAGTTGAGGTAGACTATGGCATGGTTTGACGCTTATTCATTAAAGGATAGTGATACTACTCAAAAGCATAATTTTCTTGTTGAGTTATTGAACAGGATATTTGGTGATAGATATGACGATAATAACACAGGAATCAATCCTCGTAATACTGGTACTGGCAGACCTACTCTCGCCACATGGATGGGAAATATACAACAGTTTCAGTTTGCTGTAAATGACTTTGCCGATATGTCACCGATTGAATGGTTGCATGGATGGAAAGAGGGTACACCGATAGAAGTCCATTGCCACTGGTGTACTGGTGGTGCGAACAATGCTACGGTAAGAGGAGTCAAATGGGAAGTAGAACTTTCTTATGCAGATATGAACAATTCAGTGTTTATAACTCCAGTAGTGGCAAGTGTAGAAACCGCAATCCCTGCCAATCAGGCAGACAGAACTGCATTTTACACAAGCATACACACATTCACTCCTACTGGATACAAGATAGGTACTCAGATGGGTTTTAGGATAAAGAGAATAGCGAGTGTGACAAACACCGCACCGGCAGCTAATCCATTTCTAATGTCGGTTGGTGTGCATTATATCAAAGATGGATTAGGTTCAAGATTAATAAGTTCAAAATAACAAGGAGGGCGATATATGGCTACAGTAACGAATTATAAATATGGTGACAAGGGTGACGGTGTACTTGCTTTACAACGTCAATTAAACTCACAAGGATACGGACTAAAGGAAGATGGAAGTTTCGGGCCTTTAACTCAAAGTGCTTTAAGGGACTTTCAAACAAAGAATAATCTTACTGTAGACGGTATCTACGGGACACAGACTGCGGGAATGTTCAATACATTGGCACAGAACAAGCCTGTAGTAGCCAACAACGCACCCGTAGTAGCACAGACAAGTAATGTTACTCCAAATGTTGCAACGGCTCAAAACGGCACACAGAACCCTTACGATATGAAATTTAATTATGATGTTACTAAAGATGTTGGGTTTCAAAATGCAACTGCTTTGGCAAAATCCAAGATAGCGGAAGAAATGGCGGCTCGTGGAATAGGTGGAAGTACCATTGAACAGGAAAGAATAGCACAATCTATCGCCGGACTTAACTTAGATTATACAAATGCTGCATTTAATAAGTTTTCTACAGAACAACAGTTGGCAATCCAACGAGATCAAGAACAGTACAATCGAAATCGTCAAGCTAAAATGGACGCACTTGAAAAGGTGCAGACAATAGGCAATGGGATATTCGACAATGAAAGTGCTAAGTTATGGGGAGTTCCGCCAGGGACAAGGACAACAGATAGAATAGCAAGGGACGCACAAGAGGCACAAAGGATAGCCGACAAAAAAGCAGCAGAGGCAAATGCAAGAGTAGTGGAACAGAAAAACACTTACTACAAGGATATTCTGAAAGCCAACCAGTCCATATTCAACACCGATCCAACACAGGCGGTCAATAATATCCTCAATAATCCTTTGTTGTCTGACACAGAGAAAATGAACATGATAAATTCAATGAGTTCAACAAGTGTTGATGATTTTGGCAATGTAATACCAACCGCAGGCAAGACAGGACTTGAAGTATTACAAGACATAAAAAACGCAGAAAAAAAGAAACAAAATGACAAAGATTCATTCAACACAAGATATGGCATTAACGTAGAGGGTGCAACGGGAAATCCTTTTGGCAGACCATTTTAAGGAGGAACATTCAATGGCAGACGATTTAATGGACTTTATCAAGAGCAAGAGTGTAAATGCAAGTAATAATGGATTGAATTTAGTTCAAAAGACTATCAGAACTCCTATTAGACCTACAAGGGCACAACAAGACCAAGCTACACGCAATTTCTATAAAGTGCAAAAGGCAGTAAAGCCTATAATGGATTTTAAAATGGCCGAAGAAAAAAGAGTGAAAGAAGCCAAAGCAAAAGAAATGTCAGACAGGGCGGCGATAAATAGAAAGAATATAATCAACAAGAAGTTAGGATTGCCTCTTGAAGTTTATGTTGCCGATGGACTTACACCTGCTGAACGCATAAATCAGTTTGCCAAAGACAAGGCGGTTATTGATATGGTGGGTGGTGCTAAATTGCCTAAGTCAATAAAGCCATACAAACCTACTGCATCAGAAAGTGCGATAACACAGAAGATACAGGCTTCACAAAAACAGGCAAAGCAAACTGCAATAGACAATGCTTCTGATTTTTACAAGATAACTGAACACTTGAATAATATGCAAAGCGACAAGAACTATGCCAAAGAATATAATCAGCAGATTAAAATGGAAAAGGCAATGGAAACTGTCAAGAAGAATGAAAGTACACCAATGGGTAAATCCACAAACGAGATATTATCCTTTGCGGGTAACTATGTCAATTCTCTTTTAGGCGGTGGACTTGTAAGTAATCTGACACAGACTTCTCAAAGCGGAATGACAAAAGAACTTGCAAGTATTCCGGACATAAGACAGACGCTCGATGCTTTAAGTTACAATTCGCCAATATCAGCAGGATTGGGAAATGTTGCAGGACAGATAACCAACATGGTTGTCATGACTAATATGCAAAATCAGTTGTTGTCACAAGGATTTAAACTCGCTGAAATTTCATCAGCATCAAGAATTGCAAGAGATTTGAACTATATCGGCATAGGTGTTGCTACACAGTTGCCACAATCGGTATTCAAAAGGGATGCGGTTCAACAGTTAATCAAAGAACGTGGCGAAGTAGGGACTGAAATAGCATTAAGTGCGTTGTCATGGTATGCAGGTGGAAAACTTGAACAGTTGTTTGACGGTGCCATAGGACGTTCTCTTTTAAATGCCAATCAGATGTTGGAGGCAAGGCAGACATTTCTTACACTTGCAAGACAAAAGCAATTTTTAAAAGCGGTTAGCGGAACAGTTGGCAAAGGACTTACAAAGGTTCCTCCACTTGCAAAGATAATAACTGAATTTGCACAATCAAGCGGTATGGCACTCACAGACCAACTGACAGGCAGACAGGACTACATGAACAATCCTGCGTTGTTGGCACAAGAGTTTGCCGTTGATTTTATATCGCTTATGATATTAGGCAAGATGGGAATGGACGGAACCAATAAGGCGGCTGCTCGTTCTGATTTATTCAAAGCGAAGAAAAACTACCTAAGAGAAGTAAGCGGCGAGAACAGAACTGAAAATGAAATATCCGTTGCAAAGACTAATCTCATGGTGGACATTGACAATATCGTTCAGAAATACGGAATAAGTGAAGCTGAAATAAAACCTATGCAGGCTATATTCAAGGACATTCTGACAAAGACACCTGAACAGATATATTCAGAAGTAGGAAGTCCTACGGAAGCGAAAGCTGAAATGGATATGGAAGAACAGACCGCAAGGGTATTGGCTGACGATCAGAACAAGGAACTGTCACCAAAGCGTTCAAGCACAGATAATGAAGTGGATTCAACCACTCTATTCAATGACGCAGTAAGAAATGGTGCAGTACCGGGACTAACCGCAGAAGATGTAGCAAACGCTGAATTTAAGTCCGAGCCGGTAAATCAAGACGCAATGGATATGGCTACGAACATGAAAGCCATGTTTGGCGTTGATATTCAATTCGGTAATTTCGGCGACACTAACATTGATTCTCGTTGGAATGGCTTTTACAATCCGGATACAAATGTCATAACGATAAACACTAAAAGTGACAAGGCGGTATCTGCGGTAGTAATGCACGAAATAACTCACGCAATGGAACAGAACAATCCAAAGGCTTATGCTGAACTTCAAGATATGGTGCTTAAATATACCGCCGACAACAATATTGAACTTGCTGATATGACAAAAGCGTATTCTGACAATCCCGATGTAGATACGAAAGGTTCAGATATTGCCAATTCGGAATATACCGCAGATATGCTTTTAAGACTTACTGAAAACGGCAATATTGGATTGAAGTTTTGGGACGATGCCTTAAAGAATGGTAAGAAAAATGTCGTTATGAGATTTGTTTCTGATATGAAACGTGCCTATGCGGTATTGAAATCTAAATCATATAAGCAGAAATCTGTTGAGAATGGCATTGTAGGACTATATAAAATCATAAGACAAGCCGACACCGCACTTGCTAAATTCAAAGGTGAGGACAAGGCTTTTGTTAAAGCTGAAACTAAGGTTGAAGAAGTCAAGCCTAAACAAGAAGTTAAGCAAGAATCGGTTACTGCAAAAACTGAAACTAAATTAAAGGAACGAGGAACAGACGCCGCTTGGGAAACTCTCGATAAAAATGTAAAGTCTGCAATAGCAACAGATGTGGAAAAAGAAAGCCCACAACAATTAGCATATACTGTTGGTTCATTAAAAGAGGAAATATCTTTAATTAAAAATGGGTATCAGTCAAAATACAAAGAAAATCTGCTACAAAAGATAGTTGATAAGATGGATAAAAAAGTTGATGAATACTATTCAAAAAGACAAGAATTAATGAAAGAAACTGAAAATCCATTAGAACTGTTAACTACTGAACCTATCACAAAAGAAGTTACAACACCTATCAAAGAGAAAGCCGTAGCTACCAAACCTACGCCAAAGAAAGCTATTAAGAAAGGTGAATTAGTCGCAAAGGACAACACGAATAAAATAGCCAATAAAAAATATACTTCATGGGAAGATGTTGCAGGAAAACAAGACATTCCACAAGGCAAGACTTATGACGAATATCAGCAGATGATAGACGATTACGAAGATGTATTGGCAGCTAAATACGGTGAAGAAGAATTAATGAATATCCCATCAATGTATTTTAAAAATAATTCACTGGAAGAAAACAGAGGAAATACCAAAGCCACTAATAGCGAAATCGCAAAATATTCCGCATTACTTGACGCAAGAGATAAAGTCAGTAGTGATGAAAAAAACGCTATGGCAGATTCTATAATTAAAAGAATCAATCCAATAGAAAGTATGTGGACTCCAAGTAAAGACGAAATAAAAGATACTTTGTCTGATATGATGAACAACGCAGAGTTAAGAATGGTGTTTGGTAATAACAATGCTGAAACCTCAAAAGAACAGATAGAAAACGAACTATACAATGACTTTAAATGGAATAATGATTTTCCGCAAGAATATTTCGATACTTACAAGGACGTATTGGACGAGTACAATCTACAGAAAAGCAAGGGGTTATCTAATTTTGGTGATTTAATTCCGTTTATTGATACGATAAAACAAATATCCGATGTTATTACCAACGAAAATGCTGATTATAGCAAAAAGCCAGACTATAAAGAAGTAAAAGAACCAAAGAAAACTCCTATCCAAAGGGTGATAACCGACACTCCTAAAGAACTAAGGGATAAGATTAAAATTGCAGAAGAAACTTATCAAAAAGCATACGCTAAAGAATTTGAAACGTATCCAAGAGATAAAGAAATATCAAATGCAGTTTTAAAATCCAAGCGTGAATTGGATTCTTTAAAGCGAGATTATAAGATTTTACAATTCCAAAAGCCTGAACTATTTAAAAAGCCTACCAAACAACCCGCTACAAAGTCCACAGATACACCTACAACGAAGTCTATCAAAAAAGTCGATAATGTACCTGTCGAGGAAGTTAAGGCGGTTAAACAGGAAGCTAAGAAACCAGTTAAGGTTGAGGAACCTATAAAAGAATCTGATTTGCCAATAGGTTTTAATAAGTATGAGAAAGAACCAACAGGAACTGCAAAAATGGCAACAGCAAGTAAGGCGGATTCGTTTTCAACTTATATTGACACTGATTCCTATATAGGCAACGGGCATTATGTTCTGTTAAAGAGTGAAATGGATACAAAAGTATCAGATAAATTCACAAAAAGCAAAACTCCAAACAAAAATATAACTGAAAACAATATTATTGATATGTTATCGCCCAAGCAAATTCCAGAAAGCGAATCGCAAGTTGTTGCCTCTAAAGATGATGGGGATTTTAATGTTGTTATTTTAAAAGGCGAAGATGATTACGTTGCCATGCAAAAAACTTATTATGATTATTTTAAATCAAAGGGGTATGAGTTAAGAGCATCAACACCAGTGGGTGCAATATATATGTTAAAAAAAGGCAAAATGATAGGAATGGTATTGCCAACACGAACCGATACTGAAACATTAAAATATTATATAAAATACGGAAAGATGCCAGTTGAATCAAAAACAAACAAGCCACTCCAATTCTCCCTTGTGGGCAAGAAAATCAGCAAAGGATTTGGAACTGAACTTGCAACTAAATTAGGAAGTGAAGAATACAAGAAAGAACTATTAGACGCAGAAGAAAAATTTGCCTACGAGGTTGTAGGTTCTAAGCAACTATTGAAAGACAAGGCTACCGAACTTGCAACTGGGAATGTCGCAGATAACGTAACTAAATACAGGGCAGACTGGAACAACCTTATAAAAGAGGGCAGAAAGATAAAGCCTGATGATTGGGCGAAAGCTATTGCACTATTAAATCATTACAAGGTTGTAGATACTCCTGAAACAAGGGCAGAGGCTATTGATTTAAGGGCAAGTATCGCAGTTGAATTAGGTGATAGTGCAAGGTTTATGCAGGCAATATCAATGCTTGAAAAGGCAGGCAAGGACGTTTATTTGAAACACCTTGAAAAGACACTTGAAAAATACTATCAATCCGGACTTAAAAAATACGGTGAGAAGTTTTGGAATGAGAAAGGCAATATGCGTGATGTTTCAAGGCTTACTGCTGACGAACAAAAGGCGATACTTGCCACAAAAGAAGATGATATTGTTGCAAGGGATAGGATAAAAATGCAGATAGCGTCAAGGATATTAAGCGAGGCGCCTTATAGCTTGATGGATCAGCTAAATTCGTTCCGTAAATTTGCAATGCTAACTTCACCAAGAACACACATAAGAAACATAACCTCAAATGCTTCATACATGGCTATAAGAAGATTGGACAATGCGTTCAGTACGATAATTCAAAATGCCTTTGTGAAGAACGATAAAGCTATGGTCCGGTCAATTACCGGTGACAAGGCAAAGCAGAAGATAGTGGAAGATTACATGAAAGCAAACAAGAAAGCTATTCAAAGCGGTGTTGAAAGTGATTTTTACGGTACTAACAAGCTATTAGGCGTTACAAGGACAGACTTAAATCCGTCATGGAAAATATTTAAACCTCTCAATGCTTATATGCAGGCAAACGGTAAGATGCTCGCAGAATGGGAAGATACTCCATTCTTTAACAATGCCTATAAATTTGCTCTTGTGCGTTACCTCAAAATGCAAAAACTAAACGAAGTCACCGCAGACGCACATCTTTATGGACTTCAACAGGCACTTGACGCAACATTCAAGGCTACCGACAAGATATTAAAGGGATACATGAACTTTAAGAACTCGTCCGTAGTAGGTAATTATCTTGCGGATACGGTCGTTCCATTCACAAAGACACCATACAATGTGGTAAAGCAGTCAATACTCCATAGTCCCATGGGATTTGTTTCGGGACTGGTAAATCTATCCAAGTACCTCAATGGCACTAACTTGACACAGCTTCAAAGCGGCAAGATAGTAAAGCGTGGTGATGTTGAAACATTACAAAAGGCCATTGACGACATAGGCAAGGCTACAAGTGGTTCATTGTTGGCGGGGATAGGAATAGCACTATTCAATTTAGGAATATTGACAGGGCCTCCGGAAGATGAATACCAAAGAAAACAGTTTATAGCTTCGGTAGGACAAGCGCCATTCGCTTTCCACTTTGGTGATAAATACTATCCAATAGCTTTCATGCAACCGGCTATGACCGCATTAACTGTTGGTGCGTCTATGGCAAAAGGATTACAAGGCAAGGGGATTACTGCTGACGGTGTTTTATCTTCGTTTGGTGACGGTTCTGAAACATTGTTTGACCTACCTATGCTACAAGGTGTTCAAAGATTATTTGATACCACCGGGAATAAAACAATGACAGACAAGGCACTTGAAGTTGCTATGAGCAATGTAAAGCAATTCATTCCTAACATATTAGGTGACTTCGCAGCAGCAAGGACACCGGAAAAGCATACCTCTTATACTCCACCCATAAATAAAGAGGGAGTACCGCCTGCCATTTACAAGGCAATGAGTGAAATGGTAAACAAGGTATGGCCTGAAAGATACCCTGTTGCAACTAAT